GGGAGATGTCCGAGAGGTAGTCAACAACCCTCGTTAAATACCAAAGTTGGCAACCACAAATGCCGCACCAATGCGGATGGCTGCTTGAAGCAGTGGGGAATGGTTCACCCGCATCTGAACGAACCACCCACCAGTAATGGTGGGTTTATTTTTTATACATACAATTAGGATGACGGGATGAATTCTTTATTTTGTTTTATTATTTCTTATTTACGAAGTTTAATAGGATCTTTATGCAAAATAACGATGATTTTCACTCTCAATTACTCAAATATGGCATAGACTTAGGATTTCTTCTTTCTGGTTTCTTCGGGGCATTGCTTCTGAATATTCGAAACAAGAAAAAGACATGGACAAAATCGATGGCATGTATATTTGCTGGAACAATGTCAGCAAATTACCTCACACCATTGATATTGAACTTTGCACCGCAATCAGTGCAGCAGAATGGCAAGTATGCTGTCGCGTTCATGATGGGGTATATGGGATTGAAAGGTCTTGAATTCGTCGTAGACACGGTTAGAGATTATGTTGAAAGCAAGAAACCCAATAAATCATCTTGACTTTAGTAATAAATAGTGGTATAATAGTGACAAAGGAGTAAATTATGTCAAATGTGAAGATTGTTCGTCTAATGAGTGGTGAGGAAATTATCTGTACTTATAATAATGTATCGGGTGTTGCAACACTCAAGGATCCAGCGGTTTTGATTCCATCACCAGAAGGTAAACTTCTGCTTGCCCGATGGATGCCATACGCAGATCATCCCGAAAGTGGAATTGAAATTCCAAATTCACAAATTGTTTTTGTTGTAAATCCTCAGAAGGAACTTTCTGAGCACTACACAAATGTTGTTGTGAATAATCTTGTGGTTCCCCCCAAGAAGTTAATCAATCCACTCGAATCGTCAGGTCTAAAGTTGTCAGTTTGACCTTGACAGAGTGAGATGTCTATGGTATAATATAGACATGTTCCCGTAGCTCAGTTGGATAGAGCATCGGTTTTCTAAACCGATGGTCAGAGGTTCGAGTCCTCTCGGGAATGTTATGAAAACAACACTATATCCATATATGTTACCAAAAGTTCTACAATATACACATGCGCGAACGGTTCGCTCAAAGTATTCATGGTTTAACAAAATTGATGAGGAAGTAAAGAAAGGTAATATGATGCTAAACAACAAGACATTTATCGCAATTGCTACCGCTGGTTTCGCAACTCAAATTTTTGCATATCTCTGCGGCACACAACTCAACCCACAAACTCTCGCAAATTTTAATGCTTTCGGTTCTGCTGCAATCTTTGCAGCATTTCTTGGTTATGCAATCAACACAATGAATGAACTCACCAAGATTCATAAGGATTTTGCAGACTTCACTGAAGATACTCGTCGTGATTTCGACAATGTGTATCGTTATGTCGATGATTGCAATCGCGATGTTCGAATGGACATCAATGATGTGGAACGCAACATCAACATCGTAAATGATAAGCGTAAGCGTTAAATTTGATAAATATCTTTGATGCTAAAGACAACTTATATCTACTCATTCTTAGAATTAAGTGGAAAACCTAAAAGATTTTTAGAATCAAAGTCAGACTGCAAAATCCTGGGTTACGGTGTTTCAACAGACACCGTAACCCTTTCTGTTTTATTCGAGGATACTCAATCGTTTAATAACATAAACAAAATGCTTTATGACAAGTTTAAACTTGTCCCAAAACACATTAATTTCATTTAGGAGGTTTACTATGAAGGTGTATACTGTAGACGCAGAACAAGTTATCTTTCACACTATTACTGTATTTGCTAATAATGAGGAAGAAGCATCTGAAAGAGTAAATGAAATTATACAGCAGAAAAAAGCATTCTCGACAAGTCAGCAAATTCACATCACAAATGTAAAGAACAAAATTTAAGTTCTTCCGTAGAACGCATTCTTGGTGTTGCCACCACGATTAATTGGTCCCGCAACATTGGTTGTGTTTGTGTTGGCAATTGCAAGATTTGTGGCAATTAAACTGGTAATTTCTATCAGTTTATCTGTATTGGTCTTTTGTACTGAAGTTTCTGTTTCTGGTGTTACGCAAAAACTACCAAAAGATATCGTTGAATCTATATTGTCGATTGCACTTGACCTGAATCTACACTGAGATGCTGTGTGATTTTCCATGCAATTAATTATAACACCATTTTGACTCTGAACACAAGCACCTGTTTGTGTTTCATTTATGTTTGGTTCTTCTGTATATTTGTCTTTGCATCGAACAAATGCGTTTACTAAAACTTTAACATCGATGTATTCTTCGGCATCTATGATTCCGTTAACTTTTACAGTTTCCACACCATTTGGATCTGTGGTTATTTCTATTACTTCATATTTCTTTTCTACTTCACTGAATGAAATGAAATCTCCAACCTGAATACCAAGATAGTTAAAAGAATTCTTTGTGTTTGAACCAAAGAGATTTCGAATTACAGTTATGTTTTGTGTTTCTGTTGTTGTGAGTGCCGATGCAACTATTAAAGGTATTTCTTCAAAGTATTTTTTATCATATCTTACAACACCACTTGCTAGTTGATTGACGCTCGTGACATTTAACTTTACTATTCCATTGAAGAATTCACTAAACACGAATTGACCAGACAAATCTGCTCTCTCCTCTGTATTGGTGTTAGTAAAGAAAGCGTTATGTATATTGATTGTTGTGAGTGGAGCTATTTTTGAGAAGAAATTTTTAATTTTTGCTTCTACATCTTGATTTGTCTGATTTGTAAAGTCTAAAAAGCACTGCGTATTATTATTTATAAAAATGAATGTCGGAATTGATGTAATACCACTATTATATGTGTTTTTTTCTTGTTTTACAGTTTCGAAAGAAAGACCATACAATACACCACTTCTCACCAATACCAATTTCTCGGCATTGGATGATATTTTGTAGTTGGTCGTGTTATGGTATGAACTTCTCACGATGCGATGTATGAAACTGTTGCGGTTGTGCCTGTATCAATACGAACGAATATTTTCTTTAGATCATCTGTTTCTATAAACACACTGTCTCCAGCATCAAGAACATATCCATTGATTGCTGTAAGAGTTCCACCATTGCCAAGATATACTGGTCCACTGTTTGATCTCAATGCCTTTATAGTTACTCCTGCTTTCAATGCACCAGAACCAATTGAACTTGGTGTGGTAGTTACTGTCTTTTGTCCATGAACAACTGTTGATGGTCGTTTTATTTCACGCACAGTAACATTTGCACCAACTGCACTATTCAATTGATTGGAAATTGTTCCTATAGTTGCTGTGTTCGAATTTATGGTAGCAAGATTCGAGATTAGTGGTTTTGCTGAACTTTCTAGTGAAGCAATCAGATCAGTATCATCAATCTGGACCGATCCACAGACACCTACAGGCACTGCACTCGTGGCAGCAATCTCTACTGCTCCTCCTGCTAATTGCCCCTTGACGGTCACTGGAGTGCCAGATGCGGTATATCCCTGAATGCGAAGAGCACCTTCTGTTCCATTTGTGACACCAACTGTCGATGAATATGAAACACTAAAGTTAATTCCTGGATTTACAAGAGCAACTTTAAGTGCATCACCAGACATACCCAGAGTTGTTCCGTCACTTCCGTAGATCTTGGTTAGAACTTTACCACCGAGATCAGAACCATACACGGCAATGCTATGACTTGCAGCAGATAAAGAAAGACCAGCAATTCCCACATTACCACTGACGGTAACACTGTCGGTTGAACTATTTAATCTTCTTCCACCAGTAATTCCAATTGCTGTAGCACCACTTACTCCATATATGCCAACCAAATTAAGTACATTAATATATCCAGTAACACCCACAGCAGTTCCATTGGTTATACCCTGTATTCTTCCAGTGATTCCTACAGGAGCATCAGTGCTAAAGGTAGAACCTTTGACGATTAGAGGAATTGTTGGATTAGTTCGAACAAAGAAATCACCAGTTCCAGAAACTGTTCCAGAAACACTTAGACTTCCACCAGTATTTCCATATAATTTGACAGGAAAAGGATATGCTTCATTTGCTCTGTATGTTACATTTTCATCACCCCAGACAATCTTGGCAATTTGAGCATGTGATGCTGTAAACCCATATCCACTAGTGCCGTAATCTGTAGCAAGGACTGCTGTTCCACTTGCTATATTAATTTCAATGTTGTCTGCGGTGTAAGGCATTTATATTTTCCTTTATTTGTATATATATTAGTAGTATTGAAGTAGTTTTATAGATATGGTATAATCTGGTCATGCTACAAACAATATCCAAAGAAGAATTTTCAAAGAAAATAGAAAAATATGTCGAAGATAAGAACACTTCCTACATGGAAGCAGTTCTTTTCTTGCTAGAACAATACTCTTTTGATTTTTCAGTTGCTCCAAAGTTGCTTTCACAACCATTATTGGAAAAACTGGAACATGAATATAGAGAATTAAACTTTTTACCAAAAATTAAAAACAAATTACCTTTCAATTGACAGGTAAATTTACAACGATACAATACAGTGGTGGGGAGTTCCCACCCAAATTTGAGAGTCCAGGGGAGTTCCCTGGGGAAAGTAGGATATATGGGTTTTAGTGATTTGAAGAAGAAGTCTAAGTCTGGAATGGAAGATCTCATCAAGAAGATGGAAGATCAGACGAAGACAAAGGATTACAAGGACGACCGATTCTGGCGTCCTGAGCAGGATAAGTCAGGAAACGGATTTGCAATTATTCGTTTTCTACCTCCTGTAGATGGTGAAGATCTTCCTTGGGTTAAGTCGTATAATCATGCATTCCAAGGAAATGGTGGTTGGTATATTGAGAATTCATTGACCACAATCGGACAAAAGGATCCAGTATCAGAGATGAATAATCAACTCTGGAATTCTGGTCTTGAGTCAGACAAGGATCTTGCTCGTCAGCGCAAGCGTAAGTTGACATACATTGCCAACATTTATGTTGTGTCGGATCCAGCAAATCCTCAAAATGAGGGTAAGGTGTTCCTGTATAAGTTTGGAACCAAGATCTTTGAAAAGATTCAGGAAGTAATGAAACCTGAATTCAGTGATGAAGAAGCAATCAATCCATTTGATCTATGGACTGGTGCAAATTTCAGAATCAAGATTCGTAAAGTCGGTGGTTATACGAATTACGACAAGTCTGAGTTTGATTCTTCAAAGGCATTGTTGGATGATGACAACAAGTTGGAGAAGATTTGGAAGTCTCAGTATGCACTTCTTCCACTAGTCGATGCATCAAACTTCAAGAGTTATGATGAACTTAAGACTCGTCTCAACGAAGTTCTTGGTGGTGATATTCGTAGTGCAGCACCAGCAACAAAGACTGCTGAAGACTTTTCGGAAGATTTGGTCGAGAAGAAATCCTCAATCAAATCCAAGAAACCAGCAGATGACGATATGGAAGAAACTGATGCACTCAGTTATTTCCAGAAGTTAGCAGAAAACTAAAACATCTTCAACAATCAACTTAGAACAGTCCTCCACACAGGGGGACTGTTTATATTTTTAATAAACATAGAAAGATCTGGATCTGATACCAACATATAGTCATTAATATTTGTCGTTTCTGCTGGTTCAAAATCTTTTAGATCCTGTTCTTCAATTTCACTTTCACCCACCATCATTTCACTGATTGGAGATGCATTCATTTGTTTATTTTCTTCTTCTTGTTCTTTTCGAGATTCATTTTCCATTATTAATTGCTGAATTATATTTTTAATGTTGTGTGTAAAATCCATATTTGATGATTTGGATATCGTTGATATTGCAGATGAATAATTATCACCAATTGAATTATTCAATATCTTAGTTATATTTTCATTTATAGATGATGGATTATATGAAACTGATTCAAATGTTGTTTTGTTTGAATTAATATTTGCATGGAGATTTGTGTTATCTGAATGTCTTATTGGTGAATATGAATCCGATGATGTTTTGTTCGTGGATTGATTGTATGTTGATGCAATGTAATTCATATTTGAGTATTGCGATAGCAACATATTATTTACTTCATTTGATGAAATTTGATTGTTGTTTATGTTATGATTTACATTGGTATTTGTTTGTTGTGTATTTGAATTAGTCTGATTGATGTTAGAGATATTAGTATCTCCAAGAACATTAGAGACATTAGAGACT